CGCGAGGCATTCTTCATGGCACGTGAAACTTGGGACAAGCATGGCGTTACTCAATGCACTCATTATTCCGAATCACGCAGACGCGAGCAGCAACTTCTTATTGAGGCAATGTTTGATCGACACGGTATTAGCATGGACAATATCGAGCAATGGCCTACCTTCCACAAAGAATACAAAGCATTCAGCAAGATCAAAGAACAAGCTCACGCTGACTATATCAATGAGCTCCCAGACACATATGATGTTGATGCTTTAGATTGCGTTGTAGAAGCTAAGGCAAAAGAATTAGCATTACAGCAAGTTGGCGCAAATAAAGAGTCGCAAATTATATTGTAACATATTTATATTAAATAATTAATAAAAGGTTAAAATGGCAAATTATAGGTATAAAAACCGAGTTACAGACAGCTTAGAAGAAGCTCATAACATTGTAAAAAATGTTGGAAGAATGCTTCAAGAAGGCAAAATTGATAAACCGTCTACATTAACAAATTTAGCTAAAGCTCTAAAAAAATTAGAAGAAGCTAAATATTTTGTTGATAGAGAATAAGAAAGGAAAACAATGAAACAAGTAATTAATTCACTATGGTTTCGATCTGCATTAGCAGGCGCAGTGGGTGTAGCACTTTTAATCAATTCAGCACCATTATATGCGGGTATTGCATTTGGTGTAGGAATTAGAGAATTGTTGTTGGCATTCAAGTCATAAACATGAATCGTTACTTTCCATACATTGTTTTATCGGCAAGTCTTGCTCTAGCGGTTACCGCTGCATATTACAGTGTATTTGGATTAAGTAAACTATTTTCTGCTCAGGCAACGGCTGTGATAGTGATGGCTTCAATATTAGAGGGGTCAAAGCTAGTCACAGCCTCTTATTTGCATCGCAAATGGAAAGTAACTCATTGGTTTTCAAAAACGTATTTAACGTTAGCATTGATTGTTTTAATGCTTATAACATCACTTGGTATATATGGATTTTTAGTTTCAGCATATCAAGAAACGGCATACGCCATGAAAAATGTCGATCAACAAACCGCTGTTATTCAATTGAAAAAAGACAGATGGTCAACTCAAATTCAAAACATACAATTGGAAAAGGAATCTTTAAATAAAAGTATATCAGACTTAACTGCAGGATTAGCAAATAATGTTATAACATATACTGATGCAAATGGCAATGTAATCAGAACAACAAGTTCTTCTACTAGACGATCATTAGAACGCCAACTAGAACAAAACACAGAAAGGCGAGATGAATTGTATTCAAAAGAAGTTGCATTAACAGACTCCGTTACAAATTGTGATATGCAAATATTAGATTTACAGACAAATTCAGATGCAGCTGCTGAATTAGGACCTATTAAATATGTTGCAGAACTATCCGGTAAAAGCACAGATAATATAGTAAATAAATTCATATTGCTTTTTATATTTGTGTTCGATCCATTGGCTGTTATGTTATTAATTGCCGCTAATCAATTATTAACAAAAGATAACTCGAATAGTTTTAGTATAGAGCCAGAACCAGAGCCTATCGTAGTTGAAAATGAAGTGGTTCATGAAGAAGTTCAAGAAGAAACAGATATTGCTGATCAAAATGATGTTCAAAAAGTATATCAAGAATTTTTAAATGATCCGCAACGGACAGACTCAATTCATAATCCAACGCCTACACCTACTCCTCCAACTACAATTCAACAGCCAGCTCCTCCAAAACCAGGATTGCATAATTTATGGAGAACTGCAGCAAGAAAAAAATCAAAATAAATAAAAATGAAAAAGTCAAAATTAAAAAAACAAACAGGTTTTAAATCATTGCAATGCAAATATTGTTTTAATGTCTGTAAACGAGTTGATATTAATGCAACTAGTGTTACTTGTTCTAAATGCGTTCATAAATTATGCGAAGGCCAGATTTTGGAACTTAGAAAATAATTCATTATTATAAAATAAAATAGTTATGTTACAGGCAGAAAAAATTAAAGAAAACTGGGAAAGTTTCCGTAAAGCAATTGACAATAACTTTCCGACTCGAGCCAAGCAAATTCATGCAATGTATGATGATTTCGAAGATCGTATTGCGTTGATGCCAGCTTCATCAATGGCTCATTATCATAATGCATTTGCAGGAGGTTATATTGATCATGTACTTCGAGTAATGTCATGTGCGGGTATGTTATATGATACTTGGCAGAGTGCAGGAGCTGATGTATCTGGTTATACTCGTGAAGAATTAATGTTTGCGGCAATGCATCATGATTTAGGTAAAGTAGGATTTCCTGGAGATGGCAATGAAGTGTATCAAGTAGAAACTTCGGATTGGCATCGAAAAAACATGGGACGGCTTTACAAGCATAATGGAGATATTCCTTTTGCTATGGTACCAGATTTATCAATTTGGTTGTTGCAAGAATATAAGATTAATATTTCATGGAATGAATTTCAAGCAATTAAAATTCACGATGGAGTTTATGATGATGCAAATAAACCATATTTTATATCCAGATCTGCTCAAGCTAAACTTAAAACTAATCTGCCTATTATATTACACCACGCAGATCATATGGCAGCACAAATAGAATATGAGCGTTGGAGAAATGAACAAAACAATACTGTTACAAAGCCGACAGAAAAATCAAAAGCCACTAAAAATACAGCAATAAAAAATCTTGCAGAAACGAATCCGGATCTACAAAAAGGCGTTGCTGATATTTTTAGTTCATTTAAAGAAGAGTAAATATGTTGTGGATATTAATAATAATATGTATTTTCAATCTAAGTGCAGCAGGATATTTTTTTTATAGAGCATATGTCTTAGCTGGATTACTAGCAGATGCAGAAGAATATAATAGTCAAATAGAACAATTAACTAATTATATGTATCGATCAATTGATGATGCATACAATGAAATGAAGCGTATTGATCGTATAGGAGCATTTGAAGCCGACGACGAATCTGGTACTACGTTTAAATTATTACTTCAAGTGATTGAAGATTTACGAGAGGAATTTAATGGGACGCCGCAAGAAGAAGAGTAATAGATATTGGACTGCTATAACTGAAGTAGCAATTCAGGCATATAATAAATGCGAAGAAAGACCAATACTCCGAGAAAAGATATATCGCAGATTTATTTTTGCTCCATTAATGAAAATGAGTGAAACTCGCATCAATCAAATGAAGCCAGATTATATCGATAAATCATTTGCCGACTTACAGACAGATTTAGTAACATATCTAACTGAGCGTTTATGTAAAATTAAACCAGGTAAAGGACGTGGGTATTCATATTTTACAAGAACATCATGGAATTATCTTATCGCAGAAAATAGTAAAGCATATAAAGCCCTTAAAAGCAAAACCGATGAATTTGATTTAGATGAAAATCGAAATATACTAGCAGAACAATCTAACACTGAAATACAAGAAAATTTAAAAGAATTCTGGGATGAATTTGTTGATTATTGTTATAACAATATAAATTATATATTTAATAATTCAACGGATATACATGTTGCAGATTCAGTACTACATTTTTTTGAAGAACGACATAATATTGAAGAATATAATAAAAAAGCATTATATATTCTAATACGAGAACGAGCTGGTTTAGATATGCATCAAACAAATTATGTTACAAAAGTAATGAAAACACTGATGCAAATATATTATAATAAATTCGAAGAATATAAAGAATCTGAATTCATGAATTTGCCTTTTTAATATTTATTATAAAGGACGTTTATGGATAAAGATGATAAGTTATTCAAGGGTACTACATTCTCGGACTTAATGTCTGATGTCTATCATAATTCTAAAAAGAAAGACCGACAATTAAATCAATTGATTAGTCAGTTACAGCCACTTATCAAAAAAGCATCTGATGCCATGGTTATTGTTCCATTGATTAAAGAATATATGGACGTTGCTGTTAAAAATGACGATCATTTAATTAAATTAGCTGCAATTGTTCAGCGCTATATTTCTACTAAACAAACTATTACCGGAGCCGAAGGTTTGTTATCAGATGAAGACAAAAAACAACTTCTTGAGTTAGCAGAAGAAACATATGAAGAGGAACTAGAAGAAGAAATTAAAAAAATTGATACTGAAGATTCTGAATTAAAACAACGTATTGATGCCGTAAAAGAAAAATTAGACGATGGCAAATTATAGTAGTATACAATTTCATTTTGCAGAATGTATAACTGGATATGAAGATACATTTAAACGATCTGTAGATGAAGATGATACTGATAATCCAAATAATTTATATACTAGACTGGTAGAAATTTATACTTCTGACACCGGTACTAGTAAGGTATATGCAAAGCCAGCAAGTCTCAATGGAAATGTTCATATTCCTACCTGTGGAGAACATGTTATTGTTTTCAAAGCGTTATCCGAAGATTCAAATAGTGTTACAACTATACCACAATGGTATTATATACCTATGCCTATAGCAATATCTTCTGGTATTAATAATAATATAGTATTAGGAGTAACAGATCAATCAAATGAAGTAGAAGAATCATATACAGATGTATCTATATCTCCATTACAAATTTATCCAGGTGATACATTATGGCAAGGTCGATGGGGTAATAGTTTGAGATTTAGTAGCACTACTACATATGAAAATGTATCAAAATTACCGACATGGACTCAAGGTTCAGACGGAGATCCTATAATTATATTATCAAATACTAAAACGAATTTACCTGATAAAGAATATGTAGTTGAAGATTTAAATTCTGATTATTCTAGTTTATGGCTTACCAGTACTCAACGAGTTACTAATTTAAATTTTAATATTGATTTAACTAAATCTAATACGTTTTCTTCTCAGTTTATTGGAGTTGCTGATAGAGTTATATTGCAATCTAAACAAGATGTTATTGCATTAGATGGCAAATCGGCAATAGAAATAAATTCTCCAATTGTTACTATAGGACAACAATCAGAAAAAGAAGGATTACTATATAGTG